GTAAATCCGGTAATTTACGGTTGGCTTTACATCTGGATATTGCCCTTCGATTACCCGTTCAAACTCATCTGGCATCACATCACCTAGACCAGAGATAGAAACGGTTAATGTCTGGTCCAGATCACCCAGCATTCCGGATCTTTGAATAGATGCTGGCAAAAATTCATAATAGACCTGACCGGATCCTTCCTTATGTTGTACATACACCCCACGATCATCATTACGAACTATTCGGTATATGTTCATAAAGGAAGGATGAGAAAGCTCAATACATTCCAGTTGATAAACATCGACTTTACGATTGAAAAAGAACTTGGCGTATTCGTTATCCATTAGACCTCCCAATCCTTAATCAAAGCTATATCGGCCGTAAGGTTAGGCTGGTTTTGAACAACTTCGAGCTGTGCATTTACCCGGTAAAGGTTGCCATTCACTTCATTGGTCTTGAACGAGTTCGGAATGAAATTGCATTGGTATTGCTGACGTGTTCCTTGGTCTATGACCAAATCCGCATAGAATGAAGCTGGCTTATTCTGATAGATCCGCCAGAAAGCCATCATTTTATTGAAATCGGTTTTACTTAAATTCCAGTTCACATCAACAATGTGGCTATTACGTTTTACATCGATGTAATAGCGACCACGACCGCCGTCCATCTGCTGACGTTTCACATCATCACCCGGTGTTACGCCATAGCCGCTGGTCTGAGGATTTAGCTTTAACTTGTACATAACTTTCCTTCAGGTAATAAAAAACCGACCTCATAATGGGTCGGTATAAAAGTATCTTTAACAACTAAAGTCTTGATATTTCTTCAGATATCTGACTAGATTCATGTAAAATATAGTTTATTAATTGATTTGAAATCGTTAGATGAAGATGATAGTCAGCTGTTGTTCTAAACCTCTTTAATTTTTGTATTCGATTTTTGATTTCCGCAGCTCTTTTCTGAATCATTTCAGACGTTGAACCCGCAGGGTACCCACTAAGTCTGCTATAGACTTTTTCATGAGCTCCACATTTTGTCTTTGTTACTGGCCATAATAGTCGTTGTTCTAAATGATGTCGGACTTCATAAAAAGCATGGTAATAAGCACGCCCTATAATATTCCTTTTGTGACATTCATCATATTTTGTAGAATTACCTAACAGCTCATAACAGTAATTTAGTGTATCTGTAGTAGCCATTTTTCAATCCACGCCCACTTCATAAGGAATAATAAAATATGAAAGTTTATTCAGTTCATCAATTAAACCCTCATCATAGCATTTACTAAATATTTCTGAATTCATAGCGTCAATCTCATCAAAACTTCTATCGACATAAAGCAATATTAAAAATTCATCATCAATAAAACTATATTCATATTTTCGACACCGAACATTCCTTGAGTTAAAACATTTAAAAAGAATTGAACCGATATGTTTCAAGACTCTAGAATCAATTTCTAGTTTATTTTTAATTTCAAAAAACTGAATAAATTCATTAAAGTCTTCCTTTTTAAATCTTTTATAATAATTTAAATCATCATTTAAAATTCCATCTAGAAAATAAGTTATAGGTTTGAAGTCAATAGGAATAAAACTTTCTAAGGGTAAATTTTGTTTACTACACAAACTTATAATTTTATCAATATTTTCATTAGCACTAGAAAAATCTACTGAGCTAAGAAAAACAAAATAAAGATTCGATAAAATTGATACACTATTGCTAATTTTCAGTACTTCTCGAGCGTATTGATGCGCAAGAATAGGATTATCAAAATACATTTCAATAATACTGTTGCTTAATAAAAACCAATCTAGTGGCTCAGTTTCTTTAATATCATTAAGCAACCGTTTGCATCTAAAATACTGAAATTCACTTATCGATCCAGTAAGAACAGCAGAGTTAATAATATCGGTTACTTCTGATGACTTAGTTTTAGGAACTGGAGGAAGCATAAGAATATTCACCAATTTTTTGAAATTTTGTCCTAATTTATTTAAAAAAGCTACCTCTAAAGGTAGCTTTTAAATTAACGATTCCGTCTTGCTGTCGTATTCTCAGTCAAAGACCGACTAATGGTTGAGTTTGGATTTGCGATTTGGTCACTTACAAGTTTCGGTACCTTTCTTGGAAGCTGCTTATCCAGTTCATCTGTAACAATGATCCGGACAGTTTTCTCATCCAATTGTTCAGCTTCAACAGTTGCACCACTGACTTGATTCACGACTTCAATCTTGAAATTGATAGTTGGAGAGGATTGCTCAATTGAAGGCATAATCTCAGCTTGAGGGCGTGAAGTACGTCCTAAAGTAAAGTCCTGAACATCATCCAGATTTGAGCGATCCTGAACTATACCATTGGATGAGAAGTAGACCTTGCCATCATGGAACAGGTCAGAATTTGCCGAAGAAGCTAACTTAGGTGTGTCTCTATTACCCTTATAGATAATCTGAGTATCTTGAACTGGTTGATTAAAGATGTCAGCCTGCTTTTGGCTTTCTATAAAGGCACTAGAGCTCATCATTGCACGGCGCATGACACTATCTGCCGAGGCATTGTTATTGAGAAAAGCTTCAGGGTTTGCACTCTTACGCATTTTCTCAACTAAACCAACTCCGCCCCAGCGTTTAATATCCTCTTGGGACCATACAATTTCGCCTTTGTGCACAGCTCCGGCAACTTCATATTTCCCACCACGACCTGTATAACCACCTTCAGCAAAACCTTGATCTTTGATTGCCCGGATGTTTGCAATGATGCTAGCGCCTTGAGCAACCGCCCCAGCAATCAATGGTAAATTAAGAGGAAAACCAGCTTTTGAAGCTGCTGCAATATTTTGCTGAATCGCAATACCAGCAGCTGCAATGGCATAAGCTTTATCAGCGGCGAACATGATCTTATATGCTTTAGATTGCTCTCCAAACATTGAACCAAACATCGATGTAAGTGAACCCATCATTTGGCCACCAAATGCAATTTGGGTGTTCAAACGATCTTGCTGATATTTATCTTCAATATCCTGAACATTCTTTGCATGTTCAGCAGCAATCTGATTACGTTGGTCCTGAGCAGCTTGAATGATAGCTGTTTTCTGATTTTCGTAATCCTGTTGTTTAATGAGTCCTGCTTCCATTTGAGCATCAAGACCATCTAAAGAGTTTTGTTCATTCAGATCAGTAGCAGCAAATTGACTATCTGCTAAATCATTTGCAGCATTTAAACGGCTAAACCGCTCCTGATCCTGTCTGAAGAACTCGCTGGTACCATTCATATCAGCCTGAATACCACCCCAGTTTTGAACAGCATTATTCACTTTATCGCGTGTCTCTTTATCCTGATTGGCTTTAGATAATGCGATTAGCTTTTGCCGCTCTTCTATAGAAAGCTTGGTATTCTTAAGAATTTCCTCCCGTTCTAGTCTGTAACGTTCCTGCATGGCTTGCGTTTCCGAAAGCAATGATAAACGTGCCTGAAATAAACGCTGTTCCTGAGCTAATTGCATTAACCCAAGTTCTTGCTTTAATTGTTGAGCTAATAGATCAACAGCCTCTTTACGCTGATCTTTAGTTAAATCTAGGTCATGCTCGGCCTCAAACTGACGCTTGGCATAGCTATCTTTTAATATTTGCTCTTCCGTCTTTGTGTAGTCTCGGAATGAATCAAGCTTAGTCTTTGTAGCTTGCTCAGCAATAGCAATATCATTATCTGCACGTGCTTGAAGTTCTGCTTTAATTTCGGCCTTGCGTTCTGGGTTAAAGTTAGCTTTATCAACATCCTCAAGTTTTTTGGCCAGATCATTCCTAATCTTTGTTACTTGATTAGCAACCTCATTCTCTAACTGAAGGCGAAGTTTTGCCTGCTCCTCAGCCATTTTAGTTGTATCTTGAATAAGCTTATCAAAGTCTTTTGATGAAATATCGCCAGCAGAATAGCCATTAATACCAGCCATATAACTTTGATAGTCTTTCCAGTATTGATTATTATTTTTACCAATACCTTTACCCTTCATTACATTGCCTTCACCTGCATGATATGCACGTACAGCCTTCTCTAAATCACCTTTAAAAAGTTTCAAAAGATAAGACATGTACTTAGCCGCACCTTCAGCAGACTGTGCTAAATCAGTGCGGTCTTTTACGCCATATTGCTTAGCAGTACCTTCGAGAAACTGAAATCCACCAGTGGCTCCGGTTTCTTTGTTATAGGCTTTTGCATTACCTCGAGATTCGATCATATGAATCGCGGATAATGTTCCTGATGGAAGTTTGTATTTAGACTCTAGATCTGCAAAGCCGAATTTTGAAGCATTCGCTAGGACTTTCGCATTTACACTTAGTACTTTTTGCTGATTTTTAAGCTCCTTGTTTTGCTCACGTATAGAATCAGTTCTAGCATCCGTGATGGCTTTGATTGATTCTTCTGCTTTCCAAGTATCCGTTAATGCTTTCATAGCCTCTCGGTCTGCTGCCTTAAGACCCTTAGCTAATGAATCTTTATAAAGCTTCAGTAAATCATTAGCCTGAGACT